GCAGGTTCTACTGTAGATCCATCGCTTACCGCCACATCATCTATTTCAGATGAAGACTCTACTTTTTTACCAAAGTAAGACTCTTTAAGAGTTGATACCTTAGTTTTAAAATCTTCTTCATTTGAATACTCAACTTCTTCAGCAAGTTTGTTAAATTTCTCCTTAGCAGTATCAGCTAAATCAGAAGACGATTCATCAATGATGTCTTGTCTTTTTAATTCGCCAATTGCTTTGTTTTGTTCAACATTCTTTGTTATTTGCTCATTAAGTTTTGCTTCAAGGTTTTCAATCTTAGTCGCTTGATCTTCAAGCACATTATATTTTTCATCTGGAACATCTATGTAATGATCTTCAAATAACTTTTTAAGACCACCGATAAAGTCCTCAGCAATTTCACCTTTGATTCCACGCTCTATTGCTAGTTTGTTTTCTTGCATCCATTCCTCAACAACATAGTTCAGGTATGAATCCACTTTTTCAACTAACTCAGATTTTGTAGTATCAACTTCTTCTTTTAATTTTTCCTCGTAAGACGCATGCATCTTCTTCTTAGCTTCTGAAACTTTTGATTTCACTGCTGCTTCAAAGATAGTCGCTGCCTTAGATTTAAAATCTTCAGATAAGTCTTCGTCTTTAGTTAAAGCTTCAACATCTGCAGATATGTCAATAGTGTCTTCATCAGACTCTTCTTTCATATCTTTTTTGTCTTTATGAGCATCCTCTTTCTTCTCTTTATCTTGCGATTTTTTAAGAGCGTCTAGAGCAGCTTTAGGCATTTCGCCTTCTTTAACTTCCGATTTCTTCTCATCTGCCGTGTCATCTTTCTGGTCTTCTTCCTTAAGCTTAGGCATTGCATCAGCAGCACCTTGATTAGCTTGTGGAGCTTGTCCAGAGATTTGACTTGTTTTCTTTGTGGCGTCAGGATTGCTGTCTGTTGGTTTTACAACAGCAGGACCTAAATCTTCAGCACTATTAGATAGTGGAGAAGGCTCAGCCGCTACAGCATTCTTTTTTGGAGCGTCTGCTTGTGGATTAATTGCTTCCACTACCGCTTCCTGTTCCATCGCCTCAATATTTTTTTGTTCGGCCATTAGAAATCTCCTTTGATTTATTTATTAAGCTTAATAAATTTCCTTTGTATTGGATATTTATAAGATTACAGTTTTTTAAGAAATGATTTGAATATGTCTAGTTTTTTTTCTTCTAGGACAGTTCTCTTTGCCTCTTGGATTTGTCTTTTCCAAGCTTCAATATCTACTTGTTTAAGAACACCACTGTCCCAAATCCACTCTCTACTCTCCATAATACCCTCTACGAAGGCGTCTGGAGCTGATGGATCTGCCACAATATCAGCCGCTGTGGCTAGATAAAAGTCGTCTTTTACAAAATTAATTCCATTTCTACTTATTATAGAACCCATACCTCTACTAGAAACTCCTAGTTGAGCGCCCTCATCAATAAGACCTTTTACAATCTTACCATAAGGTGTGTCCATAATTTTTGCTTCACCAACAAAATTGTCTCCATCTGGTGTTAAACTTTTCACCATATGACAAACTCTTTCCAAGTTTACCGTTGGTCCATCAGGGTGTCCTAACTCGCCAAAAGCTCTATTTTTATTGATAAATTCTTTTGTATATCTATTCACTTCTCTAACCATGATTTCTCTAGGATAGACTCTTCCATTTCTATTTTTGATATTTGATTGTAAGAATATACCTTTGATTTTATATTCTTTCTTGCCATTCACTTCTTCAGTGATATAATCGGCTGATACTACTTCTTCTGAAATTAATTTCATAAATTCTCTCTCTTTGTCTAATATTTATAAACTTTATTACCTAAACTCTACAATAATCGTATAATTATCACCAGTGACAAAATCTTTTGTAGATAATAAAATATCTCCTGTAGGCGTTGTAGCATTGTTCGCTACTTCGTTTCCAGCAGTTCTTAAATCCCAATAACCATTACCAGACAACAATAAAGCAGTGGCAGTTGTTGCGCCATCCCATAGTATTTCTACTCCAGCTTTGTTATTATTTGTGTTAATTGAGTACCAAATTTTTGATATTTTTCTATTACCATCTTCAGTCATAAAAGTTAATTCTGAAGCATCTACTTTTTTTACTAGTGTTTCACCAGTTCCATCGGATAAATTTGTAAGTTTCGCTACAAATTTGACACCTGAAGTATCTGATATTGTTTGTGATGTGACTGTATCTGCCATTAGTTATATCCTGTTTCTTTATGTGCTTCTATTACGACATTATACTTTGTCACATTAGAATCACTGGATAGAAGTATATCTCCTATCGCATCTTTTATTTTTTCTTCAGTAGGTTTCAAACCATAATTACCACGACCTGATAACTCTACTTTTTTTTCTGTGTCGTTCTTAAAAAACACAGTAATTGTACCTGTACCTTGTATCTCGTAAACAATATTTGCTACGGATACTTTAGGTTCTGAACTTGCTTTATTTGAGTTTACAACATCAATTAAAGTTTGTTCTTCTTCTTTCCCAATACCATTTGAGTTAACAATGATATGAAAATCATTATCAACTAACTTTGTAGTTGATATAGTCATAATTAACTTCTTGGTGATCCAACAGCTGCTGCTTTAGATGTACCACAAGTAATTTTTTCAGATGGATGCTTTTCTATAATAACAGTATCACCGTCTTCTAGGTAAAACTCACCTATCTTTGTACTACCATTAGCTAGTTCAAGTATTCCAGTCACATCTGCAGTAGCTGTAATTCTAACAAATACCGCTCTACCAAAATCGTTATCAGAGGGATTTGTTATAATGTCGCCTTTAACTATAAAAGTCTGTGCCATGTTATTCTTCTCCTAATTGTTCTATTAATTCTTTATCAAAATAATCATAAAATTTATGTTTGTTAATATTATGAAATTCTGATACTTTATTAACAGAATTTTCAAACTTCTCAATAATATTTCCAGTTTCTTTTTCAATCAACTTTATTATATCACCAACTGCTTCTTTCATCAACGGTGATAACTCATTGAAACTGTTTGAATCTATTACTAGATTCTCTTTTACTAATTTACTGACCTGCATCCTCTTGTCCTTGTGGTGTTAAGTCTATTTGTGCTTCACCATCTTGGCCTAGAGCTCCAGCTACAGAACCATCTGGATTGAAACTACCGGGTTCAGCAATTTCAGGTTTTGGGTCGCTATGAGATTCTGCGTCAAGTGTTCCATTAAACAAATTACTAGCAACTTCTTTTCTTTGACCATCTAACGAATCACCTACTTTAACTCTTAACGCATCTTTGAATGCATCTCCAGCCGAAGCGTTGTCGCCATTTGCTATTTGATCTATAAAACTTTTTACTTCTTCACTCATTTTATTACTCCTATGTTAAATCGTCACTATCTGTGACTTGAGCCATTGGGTCTTGGATAACTTTAGATTTAATTTCTTTTCTAATTTGTCTATCCATATCTTCAATTTCTCTTTCATTTTGTTTTAATACATGCTTTCGCACATACTCTACTGAGAAGAATTTACCAATGTAATCTCTCATCTCGTTTGCCAATGCTAATCTCTCTCTTAACAATTCAGTTTGTTTAAGTTCAGCAAAGTGGCCATCTTGTAGAAAATCATATTGTAAACAATCTCTAACTGTATACCAATCTGTTTCAGCGATAATACCTTTTAAGACTAATTGTGTTCTTAAAATATCATTGAACAGTTCAGTAAATTTCTTTCTTAATCTTTGTACAAACTTCGTAAATTTCAATTCATCTCTTGTAATTTCTGAAGCTCTACCTAGATTAAAACCTTGAGAAGCTTCTAATCTACTTGTTGGTACATTCAATGATCTATAAAGTTTAGCTCTAAAATATTCAATATCTGCTATCTCACCTAGATTTTGACCGCCAGGCAAAGTAGTAATATCAGTACCTCTTCCACCCTCTCTACTTGGTAGCCAGAAGTCTTCCAACATTGACATATAATTTCTGTCATCTTTTATTTCTCCTGTTCCAGCGTCATAGACAAGTTTATTTCTATATCTTGCCATAACATCTCTTAAATATTGTTCAGCTTTTGCCTTAGGCAAATTACCTACATCAATCTTAAATATTCTTCTTTCAGGTGCTCTAGCTATACGATAGATCACTGCTGAATCTTCAATCATTCTTAATTGATTAACAGGTTTAATCGCCTTATGTAAATAAGACAATACCATGTTTTTGTTTTGGTCAATTAATCCTGATGCACAGAAAGCGATTGTATCTGGTGCTATCTTAATACCAGATTGACCAGTTGTACCTGATAAACCTCTTTCGTTATATAAAAAGTATTCAATATATTCATCAACAACAGCTAAACTGTTTAGTGATGATGGCATTGGAGTGTCAGGTCTTTTCTTCCTAACTTCTCTAATCTTTTTGATCTTTCTAGGATCAATATACTTTAATTCTGTTATACCTTTTTTAGGACTTTCTCTATCAATGACCTTTTGAAAAAAGATCCTTCCATCAACATACCACCTTCTAAAAAGGTCATGTCCTTTTGTATTGAAATTCATTAACTTCAACACTTCTCTAAACTCGTCTTCTATCTTACCTCTAACTTCTTTTCCATAAGGTAAGTCAGTTAAATTCACTCTTACTGCATCTTTCAATTCATTAGCAACAATAGCCTCATTGACAATATCTTCTATCGCCATATCACATTCAGGGTGTAAAGCTATTTCTCTATATCTACGAACTAGGTCCTGCTCTGTCTTCGCAGTACCTTCCATGTCAAGGTATGATCCAAAGTGTCCTCCAGCATTGACCGTTTGTGTACCGTCATCTGCTTGAGCTGTTGTAAACGCTTGTTTTGGATCAGCTTGTTTCTTTAGTTTTGTTATTGAAAAGCCGAATAGTTCTGCCATAATAATCTCCTTGTACTACTACTTATAATGGATTTAAAAGAGGGGCTTAGCGCCCCTCTAGTATATCTAATTATTAAGTTGTAGTATTTGTTTCAAAATACTGGTACGCAAACTCAACAGAAAAAGTTTCAACTTCTCCTTTTTGATCGTAGTCTAAAGCTATTTCAGCTAAAGATATTGGGTACGCACCTCTTAAAGTATAAGACTTAATTGTATTACCGTTTCTATCTAAATGATCAACGAATGCATCAACTTGATAGTCAACAGGATTTGTTAATCCTTCATTGTCAGTCATGTTGTTGATTCCATTTTGCCATCTTTCAAATGCGTTTCTTAATTTGAAATTTGTATCATTTAATACTGTGATAGACCAATTTGGTATTGTTCTATCGCCAGCGATCTTAACAGCTCTTCCTCTAAAATTAACATCAATATTTTCAATTGACATTCCAGGAATAGCAGCTGATCTACATAAAAACGCTAGGTCTTCTATTTCTCCACCAACTTGAGCATAACCAGGGAAAGGCATTGTCACCTTAAACTGATTGGCACGAGCGCCACCGCCTGCAAGTTTAGCTTTGAAGTCATTTATGTTTGCCATTTTTTATTTCTCCTCTACTAATTAACCGCCAGCGACTTCTTCAAAAGCCACGCCAGTTCTTGTTGCGATGAATTGTAATGTAATAAAGTTGATTGATCTTGTTGGTTTAACAAAGATCTCAGCTATAAACTCATTTCTATCAATTACTTCACCTGTGTTGTTAGTTTCATCACATACTACTAAAAAGTCTGTGATACCTCGTCTGCCTTGTACTTCTCTTAGGAAAGGCTCAACTATGTTTCTAAAGTTTGCTCTTGTAAATTCATCATTGAACTCAAAAAGTTGAAATTTAGAAGCTGTTGAGATAGCCTTTTCCAATGTAATGAATAATCTTCTTACATTGATTCTATCAAAAGCACTTGGTGAACTTAATCCAGTTTTATCACCGAAAAGAACTGTACCTTGACCTGGGAAAGTTGACACAGGGTTAACTCTGCTAGGGTAAAGTTGATCTCTTTGGGATTTAGTTGGATTGTATGCTAGTTTAACTGCGCCTCTTACTATACCTCTGTTTAATCCAGCGGGAGAGTACCAAGCGTCAGCAACTAAATCAGTTCTTGCTGCTAATCCAGCAATATCACCATTTAATGGAACAAATCTGTAAACATCATTGTATCTGTCATAACAATATTTGTATCCACTATCAAATACAACATATGAACTTGATCTAATACTATCAAAGAAACCGATAACATTAGTAGTTTGTGTATTTGAGTTAGTGATATTAACTACATCTGCTCTTTGTGGTGAAGCAAAAACGATTGCATCTTTTCTATTCTCTGCAAGAGTGATTAGATTATCAACATGCGTTGAACTTCCACTTGGGCCTGTAATTATTAAACCTACATCAACTGTTTCAGCGTCTGAAAACTTTTCATAAGCTGTTTTTAATTGACCAGCAGTCACAGAAGAGCCATCAGCTCCAGCTGTAAGTGATTCAGAAGTTGGTGAAGTCACAGAAGTATAGGTTGTACCTGTTGCTGCTGTTCCCCAATTAGTTCCTGAAGCGTTGTGATCAGTCCAGTAAATGTATTGTGATTTATTTTTGATTACTGTTGGATAGTAGTTTGTGTCTCCTTGCGGAGTTTTTGCGTCAGATGCTTTAGATACTTTAGAAAAAGTTTCAATAACTGCTCCTGGAGTACCTGAAATACCACCGTCTTCATCAATGACTACTACATGGATTTCATCGCCTGAGCCACTTCTATCTGAAGCCCATGCTGATGTTCCTGGAGCGCCATCTACTGAATCGTAATACTTCCATCTTCTTTTTATTCTTGCGTCATCTGCAATAGCCGTTTGAACACCACCAGCTCCTCTAGGGTGTTGTACTAAAGTTATTGAAGTCGCAGCTACTGCTGTCAATCTATACTTTTCGCCAGAAGTAAAATCTACTCCTCCGCCAGTTGTAGAGAACTCAATAATGTCACCTACATTTAAATATGTAGTTGCATCTGAATCCATAGTGATTGATGTATCGCCAACAGCGACATCAGCTTGATCTATTTGTTCTGCAGTTGTTGTTGTAGCTTCGTAAGCTGCTGCTGATGGACAAGTTGCAACTTGTAGGTTATTACCCCAACTTCCACCACTTTTTGCTGTGAAAGTTATTGCGGTTGCTTGACCAGAAGCATAGTTATTTTCGTAGTCGTCATCATTTTTGATTAAAATACTTGAACCTGAAGTATTTGCATTCGTTAATGATGTATTTTGGGCTCGTACTACTCTTAATGCGTTAGAGTACGCCAAGAAGTTAGCAGCTGAAAAAAAATACTCAAAGTTTGTTGAGTCTGGTTTTCCAAATGTTTCTACTAATTCTTGTTCACTAGAAATTGCTACGATTTCGTCAACTGGACCTTTTGCGAATTGACCTGCAAAGGCTCCGATTGATGTTGAGACCGCAGGAATAATTCTACTTAAATCTTTTTCCTGTACGAGAACACCTGGTGATACTTGAAATGCCATAGGTTGTTTCTCCTCTTTAATTAGCTAATTATCATTTTTAATTTATCAAAATCCGTAAGTTTTCTTACGACCATATTCAATTTTATCAGTTGTAGATATTTATAATAACAAAAAATTGTAGTTTTATTGACCCTTTCGGACTGCTGGATACCAACGAGTACCATACTCGTCAATAGTTTCTTCATTGGCTGGGTCACTATTGATACCATCATCTACAAATCCAAATGGTGCCATATCTTGTTCTATAAGATTTTGTTGTTCCATGTACATCTGATTTCGTATATTTGAATCAGATAATTCCTTAAAGTACGGCTGATTAGATAACCAACCAAATATGACTAAACACATGACTAAATCGTCATTACAGCCTTCTTCAGCCATCCAACTATTACCCTTACGACTAAATGTTGATACTTCTTCTATTATAGAGAAGTCATTGACTTGTATCTTATCACCCTCTATAAGCGTCTTAAAATTCGCACAACCAACCTTTTTTATCTGTTTTGTCATACGAACTCCTAATGATGTACCTCTACCTGAGAACATCGCTCCAAGTATTTGACCAGCTCTACCCTTTTGAGTAGTCATCAATATATTAGGATATTCTAACTCGTAATGCATCGCCTCTGATATAGATTGACCTAGATCATTGACTTCAATTAGTGTATGTGCTTCATTGTATGCTATTGCTGTTTGTGCTATTATGTTTGGAAAGACAAATGGTTTGACTTCATTATTTTTGTAAGTACACACTACTTCATATGGAATCTTTTTACTGTCATCTTTTGTGACATCTATAATTATAAACGCAGAGTAATCTCTACCTGTACCTCTGGCGACATCAACACAACAAACATACATACGACCCTTTTCTGGCTTCTTAAACATCTTCAAACCATTCCTAGATTGTATTGGATCAAAATAAGGTAAATTTTTAATCTTCGCTGGTGAGATAAGAGTATCTACTGAACCTAAAAATTCACATTCAAACTCTTGTTGAAATTGTTCCTCACTAGTATTTCTAATGGTCATCTCTTTCCATTTTTCATCTCTACCAGGAACTTCTGACCAATGAACTTCTATTGGTATATAATCATTTCTTTTATTGATAGCATCAATCCATAATTTATAGTATTGATTCATACCATGAGGTGTAGATACAATAATCATCTTTGTCTTTGTACCAGATGAAATTGTAGGATAAACTGAACTAAAAAACATCTCTGCGATATTCGCTGGTACGAAAGCAAACTCATCAAGGAAGATTATATTATAAGAACCTCCCCGAATGGCACTTGAAGATGTGGCAGCGGCGACTATGGTTGATTTGTTTTCTAATTCAATATTACCTTTGTTCCAATTGATTACACCTTGTTGCATCCATTTAGGTAAGTTTTCATAAGCAAGTTGTAGTCTTCCTAATATATCTCTAGCAGTTGTTGATTTGTTAGCAAGTAAAGCGATATTAGAATTAGGATTAAATAAAGCGTAATGTAAAAGATAAGAAATTGTAGTCGTTGACTTACCAGACTGTCTAGGTAATTTACAAATTGTAAATCTGTTATCATGTATAGTCTGTACAATCTTTTTTTGAAAGTCGTACATCTTAAAAGGAACAAGACCCAAATCAAGCGATACAATACGAACATATGTCTCCATAAAGTAAATTGGATCTCCAGCACACTTTTGATATTCTAATATTTGATCTTTAGTAAACTCTTGTGGTGTGTTTACTTTTTTAAGGTTTGGATTACCTAGATATTGGTCTTGTCCACTCATCTGTTATATCCTTTTATCATTTTTTATAATAACCTCAATATGAGTATATCCAAGTTTGTTCGCTTGTGTCACTCTTTGACTACCTTTTAAAACACTATACTCTTTTTCAATATATGGTTGACCTGTTGCACCAAATCTATTCTTTTGTTTAGTATGTTTAAAGACTTCAATTGGATTATCCATAATATCTTTTATATTTTCAACACCGTCTGTTAATTTAGGGTTATACTTTTCGTAATAAGTATTATAAGTTAAATCACTTATCGCTAGTATTGTCTTCTTTTGGTGTGATGTTTTTGCTTTCAATATTTTCATCTTTTTTTAACATCTTTTGTAATTCAGCTGTTGATCCTACAAACAATGCGTTTTGTATTTTTGGATTAACGCCTTTTGGTAATTCTTTTAAATCTTTTAATTTTTTTTGTAGGTCTTGTAGTTTATCTACTGTTTGTCCTACTTGTCCTATAAGTTGACCAGCAACTTCATATGCTCTAGGGTGTTGTCCTTCTTTAGCTATATCTAATATACCTTGAATAGCCTCATTACCTTTATCAATTAAATTGTAATAACTATCTCTACTATAATTGTAATCGTTATCAATATCTTTTTTTTCATCACCTTCTTTACGAATTACAGGAGAGTTAAATTCTTGTTTAACTATTAACTTTTCATGCTCCTCTGGACCACTACCTATTCCTAATATATCATTTACCTTGTCTTCTAATTTAGTCATACTACTATTTATGGGTTTGATTTACACTCATATTCAACCAACCAGTTGCTATGTACTTTTCTTGTGTTGTAGATACTACACCTCTGTGAGTATGTGTCCACTCTGCTGGCCACATAACTGTTAGACCTTTTTTAGCTTCAACTTTATATTTTTGGTACAACCATTCTGTTCCAGCATTATCTAAATCATTTAAGTATGTCATGTAAACAATAACTCTACTTAACTCATCAAACATATAAGAGTTTCTTTCGTAATGCCAACTTTTATATCCACCACCAATTGGATAGTGCTGTATGTTCATTGGTAATTTTAATTGTAAAGGCATATTACAAAACTCATATTTTTTTCTATATTGCTCTACACCTATTGATATAACTTCATTATGGTATCTTACCACAGATGGATCTTTAGAATATGTTGGAACAACAACATCAATAGAATCTTTTATAGACTTATCAATTCTAGTGTGTTTACCAGAACCGGTATAACCAAAGTCTTTTGTTTCTGTATTGTTTTTATGATACTCTATTAATGCGTCACAGATAGAGTCATCTTGGACTTGAAATGTATGTATAAAATTTTCCATAATGTAATATAATCTATTTATTCGTCAGTATCTGTATCAGGATTGTATTTCTTACCGTCTGTGTGAGCTGTTATTGTTGTTGTAAATCCAAAATCATCATCAGCGTCAGCGCTAGTAGGATTAGGTACAGTAATAATTCTTGTTTCTCTTGCTTTAGAGTTTACATCTGTATTAGAATATATGTCAGCTTGTGTTTCTTTAATGACTTTTTGAGTATTCGCTGGACCAAATAAGTATGTCTTCGCTGTAAATCCTAAAGTATAAACTACAGCTCTTCTCGCTGAGAAGTCACCATTATAACTATCTTCGTAATTAACATTATTTAAAACAATAGGAACATCTCTTTTAATATCTAATTCAGGTATCGCATTTACAGTCACAGTATAGTCTGGTTGAAAGAAAGGTAAAATTTGTTCTATAATTTGTAATCCACCTTCAGCTGTTGCCGTAAATGAATATAAGTTGTATGATATATTATAAGGAACTGGAGTATAATTATAATTTAATACTTTACCATCTGCACTTGTCTTAACAGTTTTGTACTTCTGCATCCTTGATAGTTTACGACTACCATCATATTCAATTCCAGTAATCTCAAAACCCATACGAGGTAAAGTAATCGCAAATTCTCTATTGTCTAAATCAGGTTGTTGATCTAATCTAACTAAAAACTTTTCTTTAGGAGCATAAGCTAAAGGAACTTGAATACTTTGTACTGTAGTACCACTAGAGTCTTTTCTTTTAATCTGTATGTTATTGAATATTTGACCAAAGGCAATGGTCATTCTTCTCATACTTTCGTTGTAAAAATATTTTCCAAACATTTAAAAATCCACATCTCCGAACGGGTTTCGTTCTGTAAAGTCTAATATATCATCTGCAGTTGACGCTGTGTCAAAACCAGCAGCACTATCTAAATCTAAATTATCAGCATAAGGCGATTGAGTTTGTAAAGCGTAATCTTCATTAATAAAGTAATTAGATTCTCCATCAGCACTATCGTTCTCTAATAACAATGCACCTGTTCCACCATCTGTTGCTGTTTCTAAACTAACTTGATGTTGTAATTGATCTAAAGTGTATTTGTCTTCAGCCGCATCTATTCCATCAACGCCTGTATTTAATTCTTCAGAACTGTATTCCCATCTAGTACATACTAGTTTATAAACAGGTAAATTTCCTAATTGAAAGAAAGGCTCTTGGTCTTGTACAAATTTAATTTCAAAAAAACTATTCATCAAAGGCATATAAATTATATCGCCTTCGTTTGGTCTTCCTTCAGCAATCAATGTAGCTTTTTCATCTACTGCATCGTTAAATCTTCTTTTCGCAACCATAAAGGTTGTATCTTCTCTAATCTCTAAACCAAACTTATTAACTATCTCTTGTTCACCAGCAAAACCTTCAGTAGTTTCCATATACATTTCAAGTAAAAGTGCAGATGAAAATTTAGACAGCATATCTTCGCCTAAAATTAAATCTCTATTTACTAGTGTTCGTGGTAAGTAATAACAATCTTGGCCGTAGATTTTTAGGCCTTCTATGATTAAGTCTTCGTATAATCTTTGTTCTTCGGTAGAACCTATGCCTTTGCCAGCTTGAAAATAATGATTGACTGCCATGGCATTATCCTATCATCATTGCTGGGTTTAATTCGTAAGTTGTTCTTAATTCTGTTTCTAATTTATCAATATCTGCTAAAGCTTCTGAATATATTTGACCACCATTTAAAGAAACTCCACCAATCATTGCTACTCCATTAAATTTAGACAAGTTAGCGCCCCATTGTTTTTTGAATAATGCAGTCACATATCTTTTTAAATATAAGTCATTATATACATCTGTGAAAGTATCAGGATCTAATTTTCTATAACATTCTATAACTAGATATTCACCAATTTGTAAATCGTTTTTCCAATCCATATCAATGTATAGTCTATTATCGTGTTGATTAAATCTCATAGGTTTTTCACCAACAAGTATATGGTCTAGGAAATCCAACTGTCTCATAACTACATCAAAGTTAATTATAGAAGTTGAAGAAAAATCATAAAGGTCGTTTAATCTCATTTGGTATCTAACATCAAATAAGTTTAAATTGCCTTTACTTGAAAATGGTAATACATTAATTACCGATACAACACTTTCAGGTACAACGATAAATCCTTGTCCTTCTTTCCAAGTTGAAGTAATTGAATTTTTAGTAGTTGATTCAGAAGAAGCATCTACTGTCATTCTATTATAATCTTCTTGTGTATATTGATATTTTAGATATGTTCTTCTTATAGCATCATAATGATATTGTGTAAAATATTGTAATGCTTCGTCAATTCTATCTTCTAATTGATCATCATCAGCGTTAATTTCAATCACAGGTTTCCCTAGTGCTCTTAACGCATATTGTTTTAACGATTCTCTTGTTGCTGGTTGTGCCATTTATTTTCCCTTATTCTACTGGAGAATATTTATAATACTAACCTAATGCAATAGCTTGCGCTATGGCGAAAGATTGTACAGCTAAACCTGCTACTAATGCTGATCTACTAATCTTTTTAAGACCACCACCTGAAGTATCTATTGCCAGTAATACATCATCAGTCGCTACTGAAGTAATTTCTGCTAATGCACTTACAGCTTTAGAACTAAATTTACTACCGTCAGCTACCATGATATTACCAGATGTGTTTGTTCCTAGTACAATATCATTGCTTGATTGAGTTAATCCACCTGTAATACTTAAACTCTCACCCATTTCAATAACTGTTGAGTCTGCTGATGTAATAGTATTTCCAGTTATAGTAATACCACCAGCTGTTAAACTTGTTATACCTGTAATTGAAGAACTAGCAAAAGTAATTGCGCTTGTAGGTATATTTGAAAGAGTATTAGAAGCACCACTTATAGTTTTGTTTGTAAGTGTGGCAGTTGTATCTTTGATAGCAGTCTGTATTTGAGCTAATGTTGCTCTTCCCTCACTACCACCATCTGAAACCATAAATTGGTCACCTGATACTAATGTTGCTGCGGTTAAATTTGTTGCTGTATCAATATTAATGATTGCTTCAACTGCGCCAAATTCTAACGCACTAGCACCACTATTTACTTTTAATACTTGTCCTGCTGAACCGATAGCCAAAGAAACACCTATACCTCCGTGTGTTAAAGGTATAAATTCACCTGTTTGGTATTCTGCTAGACCAGTGGCATTACCACCGTCATCAAATACGGTTCTTACTGGTACTTTTGAACTCATTTTATTCTCCTATTAAACTATTTATATGTATTTTTTATTAGAAACTAAACAATTCAAATTTTGCTTGTGTCGTTCCGTTTGCCTTTTTAAATGATGTAAATACTGATGCATTTGAAGACCCTGCTGCCATTGTAAATGTAGTGGCCGCTGTACTCAAACCTCCAGCTTGTGTGAATAGTTGTACATCTTTTGTAGATACACCCACAGAGTTTGACTTCGCTATTCTATCATTACCTAATTTTGAACCAGCAGGTAAAGTCACTCCTGTTGAAGAAATCAATATCTGTCCTGTTCCATCACCCGAAATTGTTGCTCCAGCCAAGTCAATCGTATTACCTGACAAGTAAATATCACGCCATCTTCTGTTAGGTGATCCTAAATCATAAGTTAATGTTGTTAATGGTTCTAAATTTGAAATAAATCTTGCTGTGACATTGATTGTATCTTCTGTTGAATCTCCAGTATTGACACCAATAACTGTATCACCTTTTAATGTAGTATCATTTGAAACTTCTAATGTTGAACCAGCAACATATACATTTTGAAAATAACCATTTCTAAAATTCTTAGCTGATGAACCAATATCTCTACTATTGTTTGTATCAGGTATAATATTTTGATCTACTGCTGATAGGTCACTAGCAACTTCACCGAAGTCATATTGTTTTGTTGACGCATTATATTTTAAAGCGAAACCATCTGCTTGACTTGAAATATCCACATCGTCCATGTTAGATATTTTGGTACTACCACCACCACCTAGAGATTGTAATTGTAAAGTTGTTAATTGTTTAAATCTACTAAATTCTGATGTTAGTTTTTCTATATTAGTATCACCTGACACAATATCCTCTTTGATTGATTGTGCGTGTTTAGTCAATTCTTTTACAACATCATCTTTGTTTGTAATTTCTACATTAGCAGTATCAGCAATTCTATCTTGTTGTAAACTTCTTATAGGTGTTGTTTCAGTATTGATAACTTGTTTAACATTGTTTATTAAATCTTCAGATACTAGATTTGTTGTAGATTTTGATTTAATAAATTTAGTAAAGTCATTCTCAGTAATATTAGTTTTGACAATTTCTTCTTTTTGATATGTACTAACAGCACTTGTTAAGTCTTTTAGTGTGTCTAATAATTTGTTTTCATCAATAGTAGCTTTAGTTTTATCTTTAACAACATTATCAAACTTAGGCAAATCAAATAATGCTTTAAGTTTTTCTTGTTTTTGTTGTTCTGATAGTATTGCTACTTCTAGTGATTTTTTCTCTTTCGCTAATTCTTGTAGTTGATTATCTTGTTCTTTACTTACAGCTAATTCTAATTCTTTCTTTTCTGCTAAGAGAGTTGTATATTCTGAATCTTGTTGAGCTTTTACTTCTTCTTGTAATTTATTTTTTTCTTTGATTAACTCTAATATCTCTTTATCTTGTTCTTCAGATTTGATAGTATTATCATAATTACCTGCAAGTTGATTAAAAAACTTTTCTAAATCTTTTGTCATTAGAATTTTGTCACCTCTGGATTAATAGTAATAATACCATTGTGTACTTTTTCAATAGTGGAGTCTGCCAATATTAATTCTACATCATATACATAACGACCTGCGTCTATCGCAGCAGTTATAGTATCTGTAAGTGTTAATTTGTAAGTACCAGCAGTACCTGAAACTATTGAACAAATAAATGTGGCAGTTCTTGTAGATGAAGAAAAACCTTTTCTCATTTGAGCTTGTATGGTTAAACCACTAATATCGTATGCTGTAGATCCATCGGTTGTGATTGTTAGTGTTCTACTAAAATCTGCGCCTTGATCTATTACAAAATTTTCTGCTGTTTTTTGTGTGATTGCCATTGTTCTCTCTCGTTATTAGTATATTTATGTATTTTATATTGTACATTTTTATTTAATTGATAAAGAATACTCCATTTTTCCTAAGTCCCCTTTAATAAAAGCGTTGAAAGCTAGTGAATATCTACAATCATTATTCATATTTTTTGTCACAGAATGGTTTAAATGAGATGGAAATAATAATATATCACCAGCTTTTACTTTAACTGCAACTACTTCACTATTAATCATATTGTCTTCTGTGTATTCAAACCTTAACATCTCAGGAAAAGCAGATTTGTTAAAGTGTTGATGGAACTTAATGTCACCAGAGTCTTTAGGGGTTTTTAAGTAATATACTCCACTTACTAAAGAATTAGCATGATAGTGCATACCTGACCAATCACCCTTATTGTGTTTTACTAACCAAGATGTAGTAAAATAAAATTTAGTACGCTCATCTACTTTTAACCAATCTCTTACATAATTATTTAAATGATCTTCTATATCATTCTTTAAATCCGTTTGTTCTAATATGTTTCTATCTTTTGATATATCACCATTATCAGTTTCCATTCTTTCAAATTTAGTAGTATTACAGAAATCTAACCACTTGTCTTTTACTTCAATCGTAGATTGGTAAATAGGAGTTGGCCACGCCTCATGTTTACTGTAAGCTATTGGTGTACTCATCTTGTAGGTTGTCCATAGTAGAAATGAGTTATTGTAAACTTACCACTGCTACCATTATCTTGTTGATTAAATTTTAACGCATTAGATTTATGTAAAAACATTGATGGAAACAAAACTGCTCTATTATGTTTTAGTTTAATTGTTGTATTTGATTCTTCAAACTCTAAATCACCACCTTCAAATGATTTTGGTTCTTTTACAAACCAAATTAAATTTGTCCAATGATAAGAGTCATGGTGAGAATTGTAGTAATCACTATTATTATAATATGATACAAAAGAAGTAATAGCATTTGATGAAAAAAATGATCTACCATAATGACCACAATCATTTATCTTATGATGTAATTCTAACATCTTTTGTTTATATGTACAATTTAAGATATTAGATTGGTTTCTACTTTCATCTCTATAAATCTTGTCTAGGTAATATCTATTATGTTTTCCTTTAGACTCTCCATTAGCCTCTTTGGCTACAATACCATCTTCAGCTTTGTCAATTGGATTACTAGCATAATATTCTAATTCTTTCCAAATACCTTGTTCTTCTTCAGGTGTATACCAGTTGTCTACCAGAACAAATGGAAACATTGGATTATCTTTTATTGTTCTTATTTCCCAACTTTGTTTAATATCTTTTATATCATCTTTAAAATTAATACTAATCATAAACTATTTTATCAGTTTTCTTTTTATCATGTTCAAGTGTATATTTTTTCTTTAGAGTAAATATGTCTTTTGGTAATCCTATAAAAGGTCTTTTATCATAAGTTATATTGTTCTTACCTTCTCTCTCATTATAGTGTAGAAAGACTTGAGCGTGATTATTAGCAGGTAAAGGTTCTCTCCAATGTTCTACTTCACACCCTCTATATATTATCAAATCTCCTGGACTTAAATGTACTGCTGCTCCTGGAGTACCAATATCTCCATCTTTAGGACCAACAAACATAGGCCAATTCCAGTTTTTTTCTTTTAAGTTTTCATTGTCATAACCTAAACACATTGTAGTTGATATTTCACAACTAGGTCTATCTTTATGTCTAGTTAATTCTGTTCCTTTTGTATAAAGTCTATGATATGAATAAGTAGGAGTTAGTTTTAATCCACAAGCATGTTCTATTTTATGAGTTATTAAAATCATTAATGTATCAAAAAACATATCCCCATATTTACTAAAATCACCTGGCGCTTGCTTATCTGTAAATGTACCCCATACTTCTTTATCATAATTACCATAACCCAACTGTTCATCTAATAGAGTTAATCTTGTACATTCAAATTTAACATAGTTATAGCAAAAAGTTGCCATATCTTTATCAATTACTTTTTCTAATTTAACCCAACCATGTTCTTTAAAAAATTCTGCTGCTGATGTATTCATAATTTTATCTAAATGGTTTACCACATAGCCATAATACTAATGAATATCTGGTACCTCTTGTTATAGGTGTGACTTGATGATATGTAAAAGATGGAAAAAATATTATAGAACCTTGAGGTCTTATCTCTATACACTCATGGAATCTTTTTCCTCCAGCATGTGGACCAAAATCAAATTTTAAATTACCACCATCGTAAGATCCTGCCTCATTCAAATTAATTGTCATAGATATTTTTCTAACTTTACCTACTAAATTTTCATTGGGTGTGTAAGTTGGTGGCCACTTACCGTCTTTATCAGTTGGTGTGACACCTGGTACATATCTTTTATATGCTCTATGATTACAACCACCGCCGTCTGAATGCCAACCATAAAACTGATTTAATCCATACTTTGTAAATTGTATATCTTCACCAAAATCTATATCATACTTCCAGCCAGATTTTTCATTAGCTTCTATTAAGTATGGCCATATCAAATCATAAACCCATTGGTCATTAAACCAAGAAGTTTCACTATCTCTTACATATGAGTGTTTTTCAGTATCTTCAACACCAGTTTCTTTATAGAGTTGCTCGTGCGTCTTATCGCCTAATGGAATCCCACCAGAATCATCACCTTGTTTGTGATTATTGCCTAATGTAGTGGCTGCTGTAGATAAGCCTTTTGACTTTTTATTAATGAGTAAGGATTCACCATAATCAATAATTTTTTTACATTGATCAGGCGAAAGTGCGCTTTTAAAAAAGTAATATGAATTACTAGGTTGCATAATATAATATACTTATATAAAATAATTTATTGCTTTTTCAATTTGCTTTTGTTATAGTTTTCTACTATTTTTTTAACAACAAAATCACCCAGTTCAGCATCTACTGTATATCCATATATAGGTACTCTTATTTTACCTTCTGGTTTACTTACCAATCTATGACCTTGTAAATGTGATTGAAAGTTTGGTATGTTTTTTGTACATTGTATCCACATATTTTGAGATAAGTCTATCTCTGGATAATCTGTTATTTGATATTTAAGTTTTAATTGTTCACAAAACATATCCAAAGGTATCTCTTTGTTAGTTTGTAAATCTCTAATTAATTCTTTTATAACTCTTTTGAAATTCTCGTCCGTCATCATATCTTTATTAAATACGATTTCTTTTTCTGAATTATTATCACTTGTCATTGTTATTCACTCCTTTTAATTATTCACTATCTATTTATATGATACAAAAAAGGCGTCCTAAGACGCCTCTTTATAAATTTGTATTATGCTTTGATGATAACTACGCCAGATCCACCTGTTGATCTAGGGTTATCAGCAGGACCAGTTGCTTGAGGTCTTCCAGCACCACCAGAACCTCTACTATCTAATCCATCAGCTGGAAAATCTACAGTTGGCGCAGGGTTTGGACCACCGCCTCCTGTACCACCAGCACCACTAGCACTTCCACCACCACCAGCGTATATTACTGAAGTTGTTCCGTCTGATACTGTGTAAGCTCTTCCATCTCCACCGGTTCCACTAGAACCAGGTGTACCTGCAGTACCAGCGCCACCGCCGCCGCCGCCACTTGATCCACCGTTGTTTCCGAAGCCATAAGCTCCTGATTGACCTGGTTGAGTAGGTTGAGTTGCTATACCAGCTGGTCCTTGTAGACCTCTACCTGATTGTCCACCACCACTTCCGGAACCTCCCGCTGTACCTGGTTGATAACCGATAATGTAAAATCCTTGTTTACCAACACCACCACCTTTAGCAGTTAATGTTCCAAATACTGAATCTTGTCCATCTGTAAATTCACCACCGCCACCGACTGTGACTGGCATTGTTGCACCTGGTGTCACTGTGAAACCTGGAACGAATATTAATCCACCGGCTCCACCGCCACCATTATTTCCGTGTACTGCTGGGTCTGCACCTGCTGGACGATTACCGGGATAACCCCTTGACCCTCCGCCACCAGCAACTACTAGTACATCTACTGCAGTTGTTCCTGTTGGTACAACATAGTCTGCGGATGCAGTTAATGTTGTAAAACTTGGACCAACGACTGTAATAGAAAAATCTCTAAATGAAATGTTTGAGTTTGCGTCTGTTGCTTTTAATCTAAAGTTGTAAATTACATCTGAAGTAGGTAAAGTACCCGTCACAGAACCGCCGATAGTCGCTTGACCATTATCTCCAGCTGTTAATGTCATTCCTGGTGGAAAAGAACCTGATTCTAATTCAAAAGCAGGATCACTTCCTGACTCTGGGTCAAAAGCTTCTACAACAAAACTTCCTGATGCTCTACAAGAACCTAATGAACCTGCAGTTGTCACAAATGTTGGAGCTCCATCAACATTAATTTGATTTTCTAAAACAAGTGTTAAACCTGTACCGTTTGTGACTGATATATCATAAGGTTCGTTAGCGTTTAAAAAGTTTGATTTAGCAGCAACACAAGTTAATTGTGTTAAGCTATCAATTGACACAGAGTTAAATACTACATTTGCTCCACCATTAGTAATTAGTTTTGCTGTTGTACCTGCATTAAATCCTGTACCTGTGACAGTAAAAGCTTGAGTTCCACTACCATCACCTCTTGCTACTGAAGTAGGAGATATGCCTGTGACAGTTGGTGCTTGAATACCAATGCTTGCTGTGTTAGTTTGTCTTAATTGATTTAAACTTGTATCGTAAATTAATACTTTATCATCTGTAGCTACTGATGCTTGTGGATTTACAGTATGCCCAGATACTACAGTTTGATTTAAATTTGATTGTCTTATTTTTCCCGCCATAATTTCTCCCTATACCGGCATTTCTCTAACGATTAAATCGTCTGATGGTGCTGGTGCAACTACCATTGTTAAAGTTGTTCCTGATATTGAATAATCAGCTGATTTAGATTGTGTCACTCCATTAAGTGTGACAATAGTCTTATCTTCAGTCATGCCTTGTGTGACAGTGAAAGTTTTTGTAGACCCATCGGCTGTCATCGCTCTTACTTTAATCTCTGTAGGATTATCTTTACCATTTATATATCTTACCATTTTGTCTACCTTATTATAATTCTTATTGTGTTATTACACATCTTCTAAAACTGAACATACTACATCAATTGAAGAACCTGCTGAAGCTTCAGCTCTTAAAACATCGGCATTTGTACCATCGTTTATTAGAACTATCTTATTACCTTGCATTATTTCAACTGTTGTATTACCTGGAACTTTTAATCCGTTAACGATATAAGAATCGTTTGAACCATCTTCATTATCTAAAAATAGTCCTACTGTTCTCTCTGCTGCGTTTTTATTACAAACAGATATACCTATTACGATACTTTCTAAAGCTGATGAACCAGCACCTGCTGGGACACTATAAATTGCGTCTCCTGAAGCACCTGTTCCTGTTCCGACATTCGGTTTTGCGAATCTTTTAAAATCGTTAGCCATTGTTTTTTTTATCCTTATTCTTTTATATTTATATAGTTTTAAATCTTAATACTAACTTTTTTTAGTAATAAAACCGTTTTATTATCCTAATGCTATCGCTTGTGCGATTGCGAAAGGTTGAGTTGCCACTGATGTACTATTAATAGTCATTGTAGCTGCCTCTATATTACCAGTAGCTGTGACACTACCTATGCCAAGACTTGTAATACCTGATAGTGTATTATCTAAAGATACAGTCAATGTATCTGTTGCACTTACAACAGCATTTATATTATTAGACCCCACCACATTTAAGGTATCTCCACCAGAAATAGCTTGTGTAGTAGAAGACGAATCTCTCAAAGTAAATGAAGATGTTGCTCCAAAAGCTTCATTGATAGCACTTACTAAACTAGATTTATCACTAGTATTTAGACTAGTTAAATCTCCTACATCTGTACCCGCTAACGAGTTAAATGTAGTACGAAAAGTATTTAGTGTATCTGTTGTTGCTACTGATCTTATTGCCATCTTATTGCTTTACAACTCCTTTTATCAAATCTTTAATTTCTCTTAATTCTGCCTTTAGATTATTTATCTCTATTACAACGCCTCTTATTTCATCACCTTGTTTTTCTCTTGCATTAACTCTCGCCATATATAACGAATATTCGTTTTGATTAGTATTGATGATACCATTTGATCTTGTATCTCTTACTAAACTTTCAAATCCTTCTACTTTTACTTTTGCCATATTATAACGCCAATGCTATTGTTCTAAAGTCTTTTAATCTTGCTGGTAGAGATGATACTGTACCATTTATAACTATCTTAATTTGAAAAGATGTAAATTCAGGTAAATCTTTTTTACTAAATTTGTAATCTTTAAAATCTACATCTAATACTACATCACCATTTGACGGATCAACAGTGACATCTGAAGTACCATCTATATTGAATGGAGTAAATTCTATATCTTCTATTCTTCTTGTTTCCTCACCACCTGATAATCTAAAGAAACATTTAATAGATGAACTTGATCTTACACTAGCAGCTAATCTAACATCTAACGCAGTTGAAGCATTAGCTAAGTTAATTGGTTTTGTTATATAAGAACCTGAAGAAGAACCACCTTCTATTGCTGTGTCATCTTCGTAATCTACTGTATTTGTAATTTTTGCTATAACTTTTGAACCACTTGCTGGTGCAACACCCATAGTTAAAGTTGTACCTGAAACTGTAAAGTCGTCAACTGGTTGTAATTTTTTACCATCTTTTTTAATTGATAGAATATGAACACTACTTGGTGTACCAGATAATGTAAATGCAACTGTTGAACCATCTCCTGTAAATGTGCTTGTAGATGATATTGTAGGATTATTTAATCTATTTGTAATCGCAAAAGCATTTATTCTTTTTAAATCTATTACTGGCGATAAATTAGCATTTGTTGAACTCATTACAAAATTCATAACAATTGATTTAGAACCTGACATTTCATTTGTTTGGTTAATATCACTTGCAACTAGTTTTGGATTATCAAAGTAATAGTTATCACCTATTACAATATTTTCAGCAGCAGATGTTGCTTGTAAGCTAAACGCTGTTTCTGAACCGTGAACTGATCTACCTGTTGTAGTTCTTAAAGTAGCTGTTAAAGCAGTTGCTGGTTGTACTATATGACCAATTTGTGGCTGTAATACATCATACAATCTATTTTGTGTAGCTGTCACAGCTGTACCACCAACATCACCTGTTGCGTTTGCTGTACCAGCTGTTGTAATATCATAACTATCTAAAGTTATGTTTGAAATACTTGTATATGTTCCATTAATCGCAGAATGAGCTATACCATTGTAAGTACCAGCAGGTATCCCAGCGATTATAACATTATCTGTTATAGAATGCATTCCATGATTTTTATGGAACACTCTTATTATACCAGTACCATTAAATGTTCTTAATGAATTGGTGTCTAAAGTTTTTACAGGTAGAGTAGCATTTGCTAATGTTAAAGTACCAGATGTAGTTGTATCAAATACAGCTTTTTTTAATTTGAACTTCATATCTTCCATTTGTTCAGGCGTCCAAGTACGATAGTTAGCAGATTTAAACAATACACCACTTGATGGTTGTTTAGATACTGTTCTATTTGTATCAAGTGCTTTTTCACCTAATCTTGCTATGTAAGCTGTGTAATCTGTTGAGTCTGAATATAATACTATACAATATTCAATACCTTCTTGTAAATAAACAGGACTATTAAAAGTAAATGTAGTTGCTGTAGAACCATCTGTACTTGTATTTACAGAACCTGGATTTAAATATTTTTGTGCGAATGGTATAACTTTTTGTCCAGGATAGCCATTGATCATATTTCTTATTTCTGCTCTTACTGGAATTGTATCTGATTTAGTAGCAAAGAAAGCGTCTAAAGAAGTGATATATACACCATCTGTATCATCAATTATAAATGATTGCGCTAATGGATCGCCTCCACCACCACGATTATTATTTTGAGGCTGTCTTACCGCAACAACTCTACTTGCTGTTCTAGTTGTAGTTTGAGAAGATGTGACTGATGTTCTCTGTATTGATGCTTCTCTTGTAGCAACAATAGCTTCTTGTGTTGTTTCTAATAAACCTTTAGCAGAATAATCACCTTCAGCTGATGTGGCAACATTTGTTCTATCTTCACTATTTGTAGATGAACTTGTTAATCTAAATATTCTTTTACCTGTTCTCCATTTAGGATTTGAAGTATTATTTGGATCAGGAATAGCAAATGAACCTTTTACATAACCATTTGTATCTGTAATTAAATTTCCACCTAATGAACCTCCGTCAGGAGTAATATAAGCGGTAATTACTATGTTATCAAAATAACCATAAACTTTAGTATTTGGTCTTAAACCATAACCTTCAAAAGTTATTGTTCTACTTCTAATAAATGGTATAAAGTTAACTGACATAACTCTAGCACCTAAACTTTGTCTAACTGATTGAGGTACTATTGTTGTTCTAATACCTGCTCTTGTTTGTACAACATCTCTACTTGTAGTTTGTACTAAAGAATTACCTTGCCAGCTATTACTTGATCTAGGATTACCTGACCATTGATCTTGCCATTCATTCCACTCAGTACCTACTGGTAATTCTTGTGAAGTATTACTTAATCCTAACTCTCTTGCTAAGTTATCAAATGTACCATTAAGATTTACAACTAATTCAGGAGCAACTCTTGTTTCTTTCCATTCATCAACTGGTGGGTCCAATTCTACATTACCAATCCAATTAAATACTAAAAATGGATTTAAGTTTTCTGTTTTAGTAGCATATGGTTGTTCTAAATAAGTTGCTTCTGTATATGGTAAAGTAATTAGGTCACCTGTTTTAGCATAATTAGCTGCTGTTCTATCAGCCGCTAATATAGAAGTTAAATCATCATCAACTTCTTCCATTTCAATAACATCTTCACTAAATGGGGTTCTTGCTTCACCTCTTGCTCTATCAATAGATAGTTTGTAATCATTGTTCCCTACATCACCAACATTGTGGCCTGTAAAGTTATCTACAACAAATCCATTTTTAAATCTATCAAAACCATTTTCGTCTTGTATCTGTAAACTTTGAGCATCAGCTTCTAATAAAGAAAGTTGAGTATAGTATTCTATATTTTTAATTCTATTTTCTAAAGAGCCAATATCTCTCATTGTGTATCTGCTATTATCTTCAGCTCTTACTAATACTTCATCTGTATTTAAAGTATAACTTGGTATAGTTAATGTAGCTAATAGTAAATGTCCATCTAAATTTCCTGGCTCTAATGGATTGATAGCACTAGCACCTTTTAATATTTTTAAATCGCCTTGTCTAGTGATGAAAACTTTATCTATTCTATTTAAGAAAAATTCAAAGTCTGTTGTTATATCTGAATTGAATTGTGGTATATCAATAGTTGATCCACCTGTTCCATCAAAACTTCTATCGTTATTACCTGAATTTATTGTACTAGCATCATCTACTCTAGGTCTATAATCTAAACAATCTCTTAATTGAAATTTACTACCTGTTGTATCTGAATTATAACTTGGAATATCTTCATAGTCAATTACCCCAGCATAAGAATCAACATCAAAATAATCTCCTGATCCATGTGAGAAGAAATCAAAGTTAACAAGTAATCTACCTGTTGGTCTAATCGCACCAGGTTTTAATTTTAATCTTCCTATGTCATAGAAATTATCTCTTTGTCCATTATCTAAATTAAATCTATTTGTAATATCTGTATGTGAAGTTGTAGCAACTGTTCCAAAAGCAGGTGACATATAAACATTATTGATTTTGAAAATATCAGCTTTACCTAAACCAATTGTACCACTTTCAATAGTTGCTTGAGTTGAAATAGCAACTGTTGAGCCACTGTTTAAAGCTTTTGTTTTTGAACCAGCAACCGTTCTTACTATTGTTGCTAAAATCTTTAATTTATGTCCTTGAAAATTAGCACCTAAATCTACTGTTAGTGTTTTACCTGTTGGTGAACCACCTAATGTAAAGATAGAATCACCTTCGTGGTTATTTCCACCTAAATTTAATACATCTCCAACTGCGCCAGTTCCACCAGCGCCAGTTGTCATAACTGTAGCAGTAAAATCATCACTTGCGAAAGAAGCAAATGTTTCATTTGTACCTGCAGTAATTGTGACATCACCATTTGATGATAATGTACCTGTGAAGTTTCTTCTAACATTAAAGTTAGTATCTGTTGCATCACTGTTTGCAGTTGTTTTTAAAGTTTTAATTGTGACATGAGGTAAGTCAAATATTGAAATATTGTTTTCAGGATTTGTAAGTTTTGCTCTTTTAACTGTTAATACTGAAGCTGTAGTGACATCACTACCACCTACATTAGCTGTTAATTCTAATTCTGTTTGAGATACAATATACTTAACTATACCGGATACTGTTCCGTTTGCGTTATTTGTAAATGAAACTGTATCTCCTATTTTCAAATCTGTTGTAAAGTTTGTACCTTTACCAAATACAGTTGCATCACTATTTGCTACTGTGACATTACCTGTAATTGTAGTATTTGATCCGTATGTACTTGTTGTGTCAGCATCTGCTGTGTATGTTGGAGAACCAGCCATACCAATTTGTTTAACAGAGTTTATATCTCTTGTTTTAACTCCATTGAATCCTAAAGTATCAGCTTGAATTGTTCCTGTCGCAGAAGAAGTAGCACCTGATATAACTTCACTAGCACTAAATGTACCTGAAACATTTGATAGTACAACTACTGTGTGAGAGGCTGTAGGATTACCTGACTGTGCTGTGACATTTAATGATGTTGTACCATCACTATCAAATAATTCAAAAGTATTTGTTGTAGTGTTTCTTACAACACAAACTCTTGCGCCTGAGTTAACCGTACTATTTACAGAATATGTTCCACCTGTTAGAGTAATTTGTTGACCATCTCTAAATCCGTGAGAAGATAAAGTTGCAACAGAAGGATTGGCAGCTGTAATCGCTATCGCTGCTGATTTAGTAGCAGTGACACTTTGAACAGTACCAGTTGCACCTGAAGTAGCACCTGATACAACTTCACCTGTTGAAAATGAAGCAGATGTTGTTAAGTTTAGATGAGTAAACATTTCAATATCAAATAAGTAGTGTCTGTATATTGAAGATGTTGCGTTTATATCACTTGATTCAGTTGCTGATACAGTTTCAAAACCACGAGATTTAGCACGACCAATTTGTGGTACAGTTGTACCCACAGTTGATTGTTGCGTTCCTCTAACAGCTGTTTTTGTATCAAATAAATTAACTGTTTTAAAAGCTTCTACATCACCAGAAACAAACCCTACATCTGGTTGTCCATAAACATTGTTTACATTAATAAAGTTTTTTACATTAAATCTTGTTTTATGATTATTAGCTGTTTCAAAATCTCTAGCTTTTTCTACATCAACAAAAGTTGTTCCAATTCTTTCAGATTCATAACCTTTTACATAAGCTTTAAATGGAGATACTCCAAGAGCAAGTTTAGTAGCTAAACCACCATTACCACCTGTATAGATACCTCTGTTATTACCTGACGATAAATGTTCTCTAACATCAAAGTCTGGATTAGTTAAAACATAATCACCTGATTCGTCAAATGTTCTACGAGCAAGTGTATCTTCTAATACAGCATATTCAGTGCTTCTAACAATAGATTTTGTAATTCCTTCTTCTACTCTAGCAATTTCATAAAAATTTTCATCTTCTGTTGAAGCCAAAGTTTTTTTAGCAAGTGATAGTAATATCTTAAATCTGTGTGCGCCTGGAGCATTTGCGTTTGATGAACCAGCTGCGTTATCATTTAATGTTGCATCATCATTAGGTGTCACAAAACTTTCTGTGACTGTAAAACCTACTCTATATGATGGTGTGTTTGTGTACTTGTCTAATACTAAACTTCCAGTATCTATTTGTACAAAAAAACCATTAATGTAATATACACCTGTTTCAATAGCTGCAGCTGAACCTGTATGTGTAGTTGCTACAACTGCTGATAATGAAACACTATCACTATTTGTTCCTGTGATTGTTTCACCATCTGAAAATACTAAATCTGTATTGTTTGTTCCAGTCTTATTATATTTTACATAAAGAGTATCTGGGTCAGTACCATCGGTTGCTTCTGTTGAAACAATTTTTGCTACTACACCTGAAGTACCACCTGTGATAGTTGTACCCGTTGTAAATTGTGCTAATGTGTTTGAACCTGCAATACTTGTTAACTTAACAGATGTGTACTCTGTGTCAATAGATACTTGACCAGGGATAATCATTGCTCCTTTTTTGAACAGATGATCGCCAACTCTCTCAATTTGGTTTTGTAATAGTGTTTGTGACTGTGTTAATTCTCTCGCTTGAACTGCAAATGACGGTCTAAAAAGTATTCTGTGAAACTTTTTTGACTCTGTAAAGTCATCATAATAAGGCGAGAGGTTAAAGTCTGTTGGACTTGGCATTTATTTTCCCTCTAAAATTCAATTATTAATTTAACATTCTCAGTTTGATCTGAAGCTCTTGTAATTGGTGCTCTATTTTCTACATATAAAACATCACCAACATCAGCGTCTAACTCACCAGCACTATATCCACTTGTAAATGCTATACTATCTACCGTTGTTGATGAAGTTGATGGTGTAGCTGTAGCACTTGAACTTTGTCCTGTGATAGTATTAGTACCAGAAAACGCTGTTTGATTACCGTTAGTATCAACACCTTCATCATTAAATCTTGTTTGTATGTAATAAAGAATATTGTTTGAACTATCCCATTCTACAACTTTACCGACTGCGCCAGTAGTTGCTTGATTAATTTCTTCATCTGCTGTAAAAGTACCAGATGGACTTGTCACTAAAACTGCTTTTGTACCTCTTAAAGTAGTTGCCGATGCGGGCGAACCACCTGACTTAGGGTCTCTCATTAAAGCAACTCGTCTAAAATCATTTGCAGTTGTAAAGTCACCAGAGTTTGCTGCTTCAGTAGCTTCAAAGTTAGTGTTCAACATTACAAAATACCCACCTAATTCTTGTACTGCATTAAATCCATGTCCGCCTCTTGGCTCAACAATACAATCTAATTCTGTACCTGATAAACTTGTTGCACCAGCAGCCACAATATCTGCAACTCTAATATATCCAAAAGTGTATCCTGAACCTGCGTTTGTGACTGTCACAGATGTGACTGCACCACCAGAAACAACACAAGTCACTACTCCACCTGTACCATCTCCTCTAATTGCTATACTAGTGTGCGTACCATTAGTACCACTTGCACCAGCAGTTTTAATTTTTACAACATTTATTGCTCCAGCAGTAGCTGCTGAACTAACTGTTGAATCAGTTGCAACTGCCATAAAGTCTGTTGATAAAAAGTTTGCTGCTTGAGCCGCTGATAGTGAATACATATATTTCCATTTGTATCCATCTCCAGTTGATAAAATAGATGTAGATGTTCCAGTAGGTTCTACTGTTGAATTAGCATTACTATTGTTATCTAAACATTTGTAAACATGGTTTGCACTTGATAGTACATAATAAGTAGCGTCAAATAAAGTAGTCGCACCACTATTTGCTGCTTGTACTGAAGTACCACCTGTTATTCTATTACCATAGTCGTGTCTGTAATAATCGTAAACTGTACCTGTTGCCCAATTTCTTCTTGGTATAACATATGAAATATCTGAACTAGAAATTTTCTTAGCCGCCAACATATCATCAAAATAAAAGAACTCATCTTGTATTGAATCTACTGGTGTTAGAGGAGCTGAATCTGAACCCTCATTTGTTGTTCTACTATCACCTCTAGTTGATGTAGCAAACGCTTGAGGTCTACCAATACCCATGTAATACACATTTGCTCCAGATTCAGTAAAAGACTCTGTAAACTGTTCTGCGTTGTGTATTCTAAATTTATTTGTTATTATTGCTGGCATTTTATTTCCTTATCAATATTTATAATCGTTTTTGTTATGGTTTCGTAGGCCATACTAAATTACTTAAATTTACTGCTATCAGCAGTAAATTGGATTCTTACTCCATCTACTAGTTTGTATCTTGGCATTGTTAAGTTTCTCCTTGTTCTCTTTTATTTATAATAGATTACGAAAGACCATACATAGTAATTAAACCATCTATATAGGTTCCTGTATCTCTAAAAAATCTTATTTTTGTTAAAGCTGCTGGTATTGATGTAGCATTGGCTATTGAAGCATTTTCTATTAGTGGTCTATTAATAACACCACCTGTTAAAACATTGTAAGCTAAATTTCTAGTTATTGTACCCATATTAGTTTAACCTTAATAATCTTATGCTGATCTCAGCAGATGCTGCTGGAGCAGTCACAAATGTTAGAGTTGTGCCTGAAACTGAATAGTCATCTGTAGGTGTCATTAATACACCATTGACTGTTGTTATTAAATCATTGACTGTTCTACCAGATGCGATTGTAAATCCTACTGTTGATCCATCACCTGTTGCTGCTGTATTAGTATATGTAGCAGAACCTGATAAAGGTAAATATCTAATTGAAATTTTATTACCTGCGCCTGGCGCAGCAGCAAATGTTAATGTAGTACCTGAAATTGTATAGTCAGTAGTAGGAACAAATATTAATCCGTTTACTGTCACAATTACATCATTAACTGCTCTACCAGCTGAAATAGTTGTTGTAGCTGTAGAACCATCTCCTGTAGCAGTACCGTTTGAATATGTTAAAGCACCATTTGAAAATCCACCAACGACTTGTATAACATGACCCATGTATGCGTGGCTAGAACATTGATAGTATAATGTTAAAGGTGTATCTTTATCAATAACTATTTGAGTATAAGCACCACCACTTCCTGGTGTACCATTTGTAGTGACACCTGTTGTATATGCTTCAGCTTTAGCTGGGTCTTGGTAAAATAATAATGGGTGACCTGAGTTTGTACCGCTTGCTTGGTCAAATCTATATATACCTGGTGATAATTGTAAAGCTGGACCTTGGTCACCATCTAAAACAAATTTGTTTGATGAACCTGTACCATTATAATAATGTTCTGCTGCTTGAGCGGCAACTGTCACTACTATGGTTTTTGTAGGTGTAGCTGAAGATGATCTATGAGATATATAACCTACATCTCTAACCACTGCGTTTGCTTGGTCTAAATCTGTACCACCAGAAAATCCTGTTAATGTAATTGTATTACCAGAAATAGCTGATGTGACTGAACCAGCGAATACTAATGTTTCTCCTAGAGCAACAGTATCAGTTGATGAATCACTTCCTTCTATTGTAATTATTGAATTAGCTAATTTTGCGTTTGCGATAGAGCCAGCTAATTGACCACTTGTTATCGCAGCACTACCTGTTAAGTTTGAAGTAGTTAAACCTGTAATCGTATTATTACCAGCAGCGATAGTTTTATTAGTCAATCCTTGTGTACCTGCTAGTGTTGCCACCGTTGCGTCAATAGCAAAAGATACTTGATCTGTCGCAACACCAGTTGTTGTAATACCTGTACCACCAGCTAATAATAAAGTGTTGCCAGTTGAAATTGTTTGATTTGTCCCACCATCACCGGAAACAATGAAATCTGAATTTGCTGCAGCTGTACCTGGTTTGAATTTACCAGTACCTGAATCAAATACTAATGCTTGTCCATTAGTTGCGCCTGCTACTGAAAAAGTAATTGTAGTGCCATCACCTAATGCTGTATAAATTTCTGTAAAGTTATCGTTAACTAAATCACCACCAGCACGAATTGTACTACCTGTACCATCGTTAGCAGTTGTTCCTATATTAATTATTTGTTTGGCCATTGTTCTCTCTTAATAGTGATATTCTATCATTTGGTTTAGGGGGTGTCTTAAAAGTAATACTATTATCTTCTAATTTATACTCCTCTTTTGTTAAAACTTTATCATTTATCTTAACAATCAATTTCCTGTTATTATTATTTATAATCATAATTAAACTGCATCAAAGGTAATGCTTGTATTATCAAATGAAGCTCTATCTTCATCAAAACTATCGTTAGATATATGGAATATTTCAGCTGGTAAAGCAAATTGAGTTTTTAGTTTATGTGAAAAATCACCTAAAACATTTAATTCACCATCAATACTAGCATTTAGTGTTCCCATTAATCTTAAATCGTTTAATTGTGCCAGTTGTATTTGACTAGCGTAATGGGTATTTAATATTAAATGAGATAAAGAGTGTAAGTTAGGACCAGCTACAGCTCTACCGTATTTGGTAGTATTATTTCTAATTGTAGTTAACTCTTTAAATTTCAAGTCAAATCTCATATGTCTAACTAAAGTTATATCTCTTGTATTAGGTGTAAAGTGTTCAACTGTACTATCTGTAAAATCTGGATCAATTCCTCTTTCAGAATTTGCTCTTAAAGAAGTACCATCATCTGTTGTACCTAATCTTCTACCAAATATTGTAGAGAATAAAGTATTTACAATTGATGCAATTTGTTCGTAATCTACACCAGAATTAATTCCTGTTATCTGTTTTATTTGAGCATCAATTTGTGATTGAATGTCTACTTGTCCTGTGAAATAAAAACCAGATGTATGCATAGTCTTCTTAAAACTATCTCTCCAGTCAGCTATTGTACGACCAACTTTAATTACATAAGAAAAATCTTGGTAGTATAAACTATCTTGTACTCTCATTGAAGTTTCGGAAGTCCAACTATCTTGGTTTATAAAAGTACCAGCTGTATCAACAACATTACCTATTGTCATTGTTGCTGTTGCTAAATCATTTTTTTCTACTGTAGCAGTTGCACCACCACTAGAAGTTATAGGTGTATTTTCAGCAAAGACACCTGTTGAACTAGAAACTTTTAATACACCTGTACTTAATGTATAAGACACTACGGTAGCTGTTATTGCTGTTGAAGAACTGTTAACACCTGAAATTGTATCACCAGCTAAAAAAGAACCTGTTAAATTTGATATAATTAAATAACTTGGTAATGCTAATGTAGGTGGAGAGGGTGACGCTTCATAACCTGCGCCAGACTCAATAATCTTTACTCCTAGTATTCTACCTATATCTGTACCATAAGCATAGACAACTGCGCCTGAGCCAGTTGTAGTAGCTGCTGCTACCACTGGTAAAGATTTATAATTATTTCCAGCTGATATAATTCTTATATCTGTAATATCGTTTGAGCCTGATCCACTTTCTTGTACAATCTTATTTCCTGTGTACGAATCACCTCTAGTTGTTTCATCTTCTAATACAATGTGATCAGTAGAAGTAGCACCAACTGTTCCGTTTTCTGTTGTAATACCACCATTAACAACTGAAACTTTTGCTCTTGCTGAACCACCACCTGTGTTTGTATTTGTAAATACTATATCATCACCAATCTCATAACTTGAACCACCACTTGCTATTATAAATTCTGTAATACCACTACGACCAACTGCATCAACTTGAACAATAGCTCCTTGTCCACCACCTGTTGTTGTTATCGAATCATTTTCACTATACAAACTACCATCGTTAGTAATTGTTGTTGTACTAGGTATTCCTGTGATTGTAGCTTTAATGTAAATATCATCTTCATCACTTGCTGTACCTCTGATAACTTCACCAGTAGTAAAGGTGCCTACAATTGTATCAGCGTTTAATATAAATTCTGATACTTCATTTATACCTATTTGAAATTTAAATATGTTTTCTATGATAGCAGTTGCACCAGAAGTTTCACCTTCTATTGAACGACCAATTAATTGTGATGTTTCACCATTTACAGTAAGTGCTCTTAATATCTTACTTGTACTCCATTTACCATCTGATGCTCTTAAAATATTTTCTCTAGGATATATTGTTTCAGATTCTAGGCCAAATAACAATCTAAAAAATAATTGATGTCCACGATTAGTACCTTTTGCTTTGTAAACTGATTTAATATTTTTAATTAACTTTCTTTTATCAACACCTGTACTTAAAATTTCAGGTAGAGTGTTTAAAAACTCATTTCTAAACTTTGTTAAGAAACTAGATATTGCTTTATCTGGATCTCTAAAGTTTAATAAATCTTGTATTGTGTTTACAGGGTTAGGTTTGTAATTATTGATTATTGCTGTTGCGATTGAACTAGCACCTACTATTGTTTCACCATCAATAAATTTATCTTGTGCTGATATGAAAAGTCTATTGTTATTTAAATCTTCAGCAAGAACTGTTGCTGTTGCGTTTGAAGTTTGTCCAGTAATTGTTTCACCTCTAGTAAACTTACCAAAAGTTGTACTTTCCAAAAGTATCTTATCACCAGCATCTAATTGTGTTCTATCTGTATCAATACGAGAACCATCTAAAATTAATTCATTTGTTTGAGCAGTTTCTGTTTCTAGTTGAATGCCGTCAGTTGTTTGAACAGAAGTCACACCTAACTCGGCAGACTCCATAAAAGTATAATAAGTTTTTAAAAACTCTAAAAATTTAGGGTGTTGTTCTAATACGAACTCTGGAACCTGTTGATTGACCAGGTTGGATATTTTGTCTGTGAACTTAGCCATTAGTAGTTAGATGTTGTTGTATAACCTACGCCAGCATCAGCAGAGCCACCAACAAAGGTATCTGCCTCTACTGTGATTGTTGAATTTGCTGTATCTATTTCTAAAATTTGATCTCTTACAGGAACTATGTCATATGACGCTGGTTCAACAGTCACTTCAATTACAGATGATGTTGCACTTCGTATATTTTCTATTGTTGCAACTGTTAATGAGTTAATTGTGACCTGTCCTGTTGAATAGTTTATTGTACCTTGTGTACTGTTTACATATGTTCTAACAGCACCTACAAAATAAAATCTTCTTACATTACCATTACCATCATCATCTAGGTAATAAACATTAGTATCATTTGGAACTTTGAAACCAGTTGAACTTATTACACCACCAGCACTTGACTTGTGGCCTGCATGAGGATTGTGAACACCATTTCTAAAATAAACATCATATCTAGTTGATGTATTTAATGTAGGAGTAAATGATTTTCTAACTTTTAAACTAGTGACATTAGATAATATACTATTGTCTGTGTTATCAATTAAGCCTATAATTTTTGAATGTCTAAACACACCATCAAATTTATTTAATGTATCAGTATTATAAGCTGTTAATGCTGTAATAACATCTGATTTTAAAGTGTCAAGTGTTTTAGTTGTTGCTCTTTCATCATATTTAACAGTTGTTGTTAATACTAGCGATGTAGTTTCTGGATCAACAATTTCTGGTCTAACAGAGGCAACATTGTATTTTCTTAATTGAGCTACAATACTTTCTTTTGTAGCTTCGGTAAGTGTAGAGCCTGACGCTGCTTTAACAGCAATCTTTACTACACCATAAATTGGAGTTTCATCATCTTCTCCACCCCAAGCTGAAACTGATTGAGCATTTGGGTATAATTCTTGTACTAGTGTTTCATAATCAGAAGTAGTGACTGCTCTATCTTGTCTAGCATATTGTAAAGGAGCATTATATCTAATTGATTCTTTTGTTTGTGCTTCCGCTCCACCTTGAGCACTTGAAACTGTTGTGATTGAAACATTTGTAAATCCGCCAACATTACCTGATAGAGTAAATAGACTTGCTCCATTTGCGTCAGCTTTATTAGAAACAATATATTCTAAAATTACTATATTACCATCATCTAAATTTTTACCTACTGTACCATCTCCAAAATAAACTTCAAATTTTCCATCTTCACCTTCTTGTAAGAAATAAGCTTTTGTAGTAGGGTCAATTGATGTAATACCTGTAGCTTTTGTCCAAGTATTTAAAGTAGTATCTGATACTGAATTTTGTACTGAAACTTTTAATGTAGAAGTATCCGCATTAGCACTTGGTATAATAAATCTTTGATCTGGATCAGAACTATTTGCTGTATATTTAAAAGTGACTAGTGTACCTTCAAAAACAGATATGTTTGAAAATTTGTAAACACCATTTAGTGGTGTTGCTGTGTGAGTTGCGTTAGTGACAAATTGATAAGTCGTTCCGTCAACTGTAGATGTGAAAGTTGTACCTTTTGTCATTGTGACTGCAGAACCAGAACCATTATTAATTAGAATATCAATTATTCCTGCTGATGCTTTTGGTGATGTTGGAGTATATCCTAACATCTTCGCCAACGATACAATATTTTTTCTAATGTCAGCACTGTCTAGGTACATTTCATTTGCTAACATATTAGCATTGAAACCTAGGTAGTGAGTATTGTAAGCAAGAACATCTAAAAGAACTGCGAAACCTGATCCTTCAAAGTTATAATCTTGGAACTCTGATTGATTTTGTAAAAATGTTTTTAGATTGCTTTTGATATTATCAAAGTCTAATTCTGATACTTCTAATTTATTACTTGCCATTTTATCTTAATCTTTCTAAAAATGTTTCTACTGTTATTGGTTGTACTACTCCTATTACATAGAAACTAATTGATACTGCATATCTATTTCTATCTAAATCTGGTTTAGCAATAATTTGTACTAATTTAATTCTTGGTTCAAAATTATTTAAAACTTCTTCAATTTTTCTTTGTAAGTTTAGAGCTGTCAATGGTGTCACTGGCTCAAATAATAATGCTCTTACATTACCACCAATCTCTGGGTGAAAAGGTCTTTCAAAGTGATTAGTTTGAATTAAATTTCTAACACTTCTTTTAACTGCCTCTGCGTCAGTCAATTTATTTACATCATTAGTGACTACATTTCTATTAAAGTCTAAATCTAGGTCTTTGTATATACGACTTGATCTTTTACTTTTATTAGATACATTTTCTACACTATAATTAGGCATACCAATATTTATACACTAACCAGAGGATACATTTGAGCTTCCTGTAGAAGCAGCATTAGGTACCCAACTACCATGACCACCAGTTGCGTCACCAACTCTATGAATAGCGATACTATTTACTCTAACTGTTGAACTACCTGCCACAGCAGGGTCGCCACAACTTGTTGTATCACCAACTCTAATTGAGGCAGCGCTGTTTATTGATACATTTGGCGAACCACCTGTATATGCTGTTTGATGAAAGGGATTGGGTGTTGGACTTGCGTGTCCTACATGAACATCTAAACCTGATCTAACACATGCTGGCATTATTTTCCTTGTGAGTTGTAAACTTTAAACGATCTTTTCTTACTTTTGTTCATTGAACTCAATTTTACGCCTTTTCTATTTCCTTGTGATGTTTTTTTAGGCATTCTTTCGTGTGGTACAAAACCTTTTGATATTTTTGCCATTATCTACCTGCTGCTTTGGCCGCTTTAAGTGCTGCCTTCTTTTTTTCCATTATCATTGCCTGTCTAATTTTTCTACCTACTGGTATTTCAACAGAATCACTAATTTGTTTGCCTCTTTTACTGATATATTCAACACCAATAATTTTATCTTTAAAATCACCTTGAACAGCTATG